ATATCTATTGAGATCATTAAAGATGCTTCTTGGATCGCTGGAATGGTTGAATAATCTGTGTAAGTCTCAGCTGCTGCAATTCCATAAGGCTCAACTGTGTGGCGTGGATTATCGCTAGTGTGAGTTGTAGTTACCGAGAATGATCGACTGTCAACGCCTGTAATTGTCTTAGTGCCGTTGTACTTTGTGCCAGCGCCTGAGATAACTACTGACTGTCCAACATAGAAGAACTCGCGGATATCCTGATCAAAGTAAAGAGTGCCGACTGTGCCGGTATTGCCATGAGCAATTATATATTGTTGGTTCTTCCATAGAAAAGGCAAGAGTACATTATCGGCTGCATCGCAGACCTGCTGCAAGACTGCATCAGCATAGAGAGTGCCAACGCCAAGGGCGGTGCGTAACTCTGCAACTGTGGTCAATGCCATGCTCTTATCCTTTCTAAAGACTGGCTGGGTAGAAGGGCACTACCCAGCCAGCGACTTAAGTGTGGCTTACGCCTTGTTGTTCTTGAATGCGCCTGCTGCAACCTTAGTTGCGATAGCGCCGTAGCCGTAGTAACCGATAGTTACCTGACCTGCGGCAGTTGACTCTGCGCGTAGGCGGTAAGTTGGTGACTCGTACCATGTGTAAGCATCTGGGTTAACGATAAGAATTGTTCCATCGCCATCGCCGCCGTTTGTTGGATCAACATAGAGGTTAAGTCCTGCAACATTACCTGTGAGTGAAGTTGGGGCTACTGCTCCGCCTGCATTCATTGGCTGTGATGCTGTGTAAATTGGTCGACCAGAGTCGTTAAGTGACATGATGTTTGACCATTGACCTGTGCTTACAACCATGTTGCGAGCGAATGGGTTTGCAAGTCCTGCTGTTGCGCCATAGACAGAAGCTGATCCGCGAGCAACAATGCCGAGAAGTTCTGCTGCTGTTGGGTATGTTGCGACTGTTGTTGCATCTAGTGATGCACCTGAGATCAACGCTGCATTAACTGCTGAGTTAGTTGTCTTTGCGTAGGCTGCTGCCATGTTACGAACAAGTTCGTCAAAGAATGCAGGAGATGTACGATCAAGCAATTCGACAGAGAATGTCTGTTGTCCGGCGTACTTCTTGACTGATACTGACAAGAACGCTGAGTTCTGATCTGTGTCTGTGAATGCTGCATCTTCTGCAACTTCGCCAACTGCTGGCATCTGTGTGATCTTTGGGATTTCGAAAGTCATGCCTGCATCTGGAAGAACTCCGCGTGAGATCGCATCGATCGATGGGCGAATTGTTGTTCCAAGTGGGTTGATGATTTCGTTAAGTTGACGAGTTGGTACTAGACCAGCGTTGTCTGTTGTGTTATCTGCTGCTGCGATGTATTGACGAGCTGACTCATCGCCAAGTGCTGCGCGAATTGAGTTCTCTGCGTACTTTGCAGCTGTTAGTTCAATGCGTGGCTTTGAGTATGCCATTGCTGTGACAGTAGGGCGAGCAGCTTCAACTGCGGCAGCCTCAACTGTAGGTGTTGCTTCGACTGCTGTGGTTTCTTCCACGACTGTCTCGCTTTCTGTTGGTTGGGTAGGTTCAGCGACTTCATCTTCTGATGCCGCTATATCGGTTACTGCCGCAGACTTGAATGCCGCTGCTTGTACCAAACTTACTTCGAGCAGGTCAGCGCTCGATACATACAACACGCCATTCTTAGGCTTTGCTGCATTGACCATAACTCCGACTGAAAGACCAGTACGAAGTTCCTCTGATGCTTCGATCAAAGCATCTGTGCCGCGTGATGATTTAGAGATCTTGAAAGAAGCAAAAATGCCATCTTCAGTCTCGTTAAAGAATTGAGCGCGACCGATAGGCTGCTTAGGGTCATGCTCTAATAAGAGTTTGACTTTGCTAGTGTCAGAGATGTTTATCGCACCGCGCTCAAAGACAACTGCACCGGCAGAAGTGTTTCCAATTTCTCCGCCGAATGGCACTATTTTGCCAGAGATAGTGCGTGCTGCGCTATCTGCTGTGAGTTCTGCCGAGAATGTCAGCATTTCGCTCATATCATTCCTTCGCTTCCGTTAGGTGTTAAGTTTGTCATTTCCATCGCTTGCTCCTGAGTGATCAACTGGAGATCAAGAAGTTCACGAATGATCTGCAACTCAACGAGTGGATCTGTTCTTAAATAGTTCTTATCAATATCAAACTTAACGATGTTCCCGCGAGCGGTTATATCGTCCATCGACAGACGATCCTCGATAGCCGATACGAAAGGCTGCAAAGATAGTGTGAGGAACTGTTTACGCTCGTCTTGGACATTGGAATATGTCATTGTCGTATTTTGGTCAGCTGAGACATAATATGGCGGGATATTACAGAGGCGAGCGATCTCTGTTGCTAGGTTCTGAATAGCCTCGTTATACATCATGTCTTTAGGGCTGAAGCCTACGGTTTCATAATTTAAAGTTGAAGTAAGATAAGCGGTTGAACGATTTAGGCGGGCGTTCTTGAAAGCAGCTAGTAACCCTTGAACTTCTGCTGGTGGAAGATCTGCTCCTGTGTTCTTTAGGTATCCAGTAGGCATTGGAGTACCGGCGGCAATAGCCGCAGCCTTTTGAACATCGAGCGCAGCGCGAATTGTTGACACGCCAGTATTGAGAATGCCATCGCTTAGTGACTGGAATGTAATAAGTGATCCAAGACCGTCCATCGGTACTGTTGTTCCATCGATGGCGTAAGACTTAACGAATACATTGTCACGATCAAGCGTTGCAGTTACGCGAGAGTTAGCGATCCATTCAAAGCGAGATGGTCTGCCATCTTCCTGATAAGTCTCAACGACTTGCCAGAAGGCTTGACCGTAAAATAGAAGCGAGTCAACTGTGTAAGCAATAGTTACAGAGCGTGGCTGAGAATAAGAAGGTTGATCGAGCCATAGAGGCTTACCAAGTTCTTCACCTGTTGACTTCTTATAGAGTTCTAAAGGAATTGTGCCAATAGTTCCGGCAAGTAAATTGCGGCAGCGCGCTAGGGCAGGAACGCCCATCGCCTCTGTACGACCGACATAGGCAAACTGAAAGGGCATCGCATAAGGTGAATACTCACCGAGAACTTGCGGAGCAGCTTGCGCTTCAATAGTTGGCGATGATGTTGCACCTGTAAGGCGCGAAAGGATACCCATAGAGTGCAATTATACACTACATGTAGGTCATTCGGTGTAGATAGCCGCTACCTGTTGTGGTTTGTAAAGCATGTGGACAACCATTGCAGTAGCAATAGCGCCAGATACATCGCCAGCCGATTTTCTTTTAACGATACGCCAAGCAGAGTCATTGACTTTAGCCGCGCAGTTATTCATCTGTTGTATCCAGTTAGCCTGACCAGAATGAACCACACGAAGGTTAACTAAGCCATCGAGCAAGTCTCCGCAAGCCTGATAGAACGAAGCGCCAGAGATATCTTGAGTCATGCACCCAGCGTTAGTTAATTTATCGGCAATGCTTTGGGCTGTGTACTTGTCATAGCAGATCTGGCGCGGTCGGTATTGATCCGCCCAACCTTTAATATCTGCCGCGATCTTTAGATCATCTACTGAGACTGCTGACTCCCAAGTCTGCAAGATGCCAACTCCAATTCGTCCATCGGGGAGTAATTGACCGGCAACTAGCGAAGCATTGCGCCTAGAAGGTGATACATCAAAGCCAAAGACTGTGTAACCGCCAACTGGGATAGTAAGACTTGCATCACTAGTATCTTCTAAAATGCCATGCGGCCAAGGTGAACTTAGGGAGTCGATCCATTGGCAAAGCAACTCTGTGCGAGTATTTTCTATCGGGCTAGTAGCAACTGACTCAGATAAAGTCTCTTTAGTTACCAAATATCCAAGCGCAGGGTTTGCAAGCGCCCACGCTTTAGGATCATCGATCTTGCAATACTGAGGCGCTGAGTATTCGTAATAGCCGAAAGTCTTTGGTGGGTTGTCCAGCGCTCGTTCTCTCAGCTGATTAAGTACAACGCTAAAAGCATCTCCAGCGTTAGAAGTTAGGAAGGTATGAGCGTTAGGTCTAGCGCGAGTTACCGGCATCGCTGCTCGATAACCTTCTTCTGACCATTCACGAACTTCATCAAGGAATAGCGCATCGGCTGATCGACCGCGAGCGCCATCTCTAGTAGCTGCCACAACATCAAGTCTGCGACCATCTTTCATCTCGATCGACTCTGTACCGTTGGCATATCTGATCTGCTTAACCAGCGCCATAAGGTTCTCGTTATTCTCAAAGACATGGGCTACTTGCCTGAAAGTATCAAGAGCCATCGAGCGATTAGATGAAGCAATGATGATGTTCTTGCTATCCCACTTTAGAAGGTGAGCCAAGATAAGCATTCGCGTTAAATGAGTCTTTCCATTCTGGCGGGCTACCAGCAGCAGGTTCGTCTTGCGGATCCATTGACCCTTCTTGTCCACGCGAAGCATGTCGGTTAAACAGAACTTCTGCCATGGTAATAAGGGCATCTTGATAAGTTCAGATAACTCAATTACATCAGCAACCTTAGAAGCGCCCTTTAAGTAAGGGCTGTGAAGCCTTGGCTCAGTTGCCCCTCGTAGCGATCGGGAACCTTTTGCCACCTTTAGTTACCTTCTTGGACTGGTCGGGCGCTAAACGGACTGTCTTGGTGAATTATGGATCGTGTTGGGGAGGCGGAGCCAGAAAAGACAGGGGGGGTAGGCACCCTACCTAGAAAATTGGCTTGATTACGACTGCCCTTCGATGAGTTGCATGACTGGCAACAAGCAACTGCGTTCTCAAAGTTAACTACTAAGTCAGGCGCTTTGCTAATTGGAATGATGTGATCAACTGTTGCAGCTGGTGCCGAGCAATAGAAGCATGACCATTGATCTCTTGCCAATACCTTTAACCTGAATGCTTTATAGTCTCGCGTTAATCTTGGATCTCCACGCTTAGCCATTACAGATCTCCATAACATACATCGCATATCAACCAGTCAAGCATTCGTATGAGTTCATCTACTATGACTTGCTCACCACATCTGGTGCAGTTATCTAATTCCATTACTGCCAACCTTTAGTCTTAAGATGCTTAAGTGCATTGCAGTAGTCAGGTTCATCGTACTGAGTAAGCCCATATCGTGAACTTACATAATCCCAGTATATCCAGAACTGATAGTCATAAGGCTTACCTTTAATAGACTCACTCTTAATCTGATAATAACCATGAGTCTGCTTCTTGCCGGTCTTATTGCCTATGGCATCAATTTTCCATCTTGACTCTCGATAAACGATCTCGTTATGACATTCATATTGCTTATCTGTTAGCTGCTTATTAGCCAATGATTTTAAAGGCACTATTGAAGCCTCTGATCTATCAATGCTTGCAATAGATAGAGATAGCCCAATAACGACGGCTAACCCTCGCGCTACACCTTTCAGGCGCGAGTTGAAGCCTTGATGGCTTCTAGCCGATAGTGTACTCCTAGTGTCTAGTACCATCAGCATAAGTCCTGCTCAGACGGCGTGTCACTATCCATTAATTGTTGTAGCGCATAATAAGCCTGTTGTGGAACTACGCCGTTTCCTAGGATTTTATATAATTCCTGAGTTGGGAAGTCGAACTCTGATACCCAACCTTTTTCTAAGCCCATCATGTATTCAATAAACTTTAGGTTGACTACCTTTCCGTCCAATGGTGCCGGCGGATCTTGCATGAGCAGGTCAGCGCGTGAAGTAGATCCGCGCCCCAGTTCCTGTGTCTGCCAGTCATGCGACCAGTCTGTGTGCTTGGGGTAGGCAACAATAAAGAGTCTGGCTCTTTGATGGGGTGCGCCGACATCGCTAGCGCGTACAATTTTCCATCGTGCGTCATACCCCAATTCGGTAAGGTCTCCAAGAACTCTGTCGAACCCAAGACTGAGATGCCCTCGGACATTTTCCAACACGATAAACTTGGGTCGTAAACTCCGTATTGCTTCCACAATATGCGGCCAGATATGTCTTTCATCATTAACTCCCTTTCGTTGCCCTGCATGACTGAATGGCTGGCATGGATAACCAGCTGTGAGAATGTCTATAGGCTCAACGCTAGACCAGTCGATCTTGCTTATATCGCCATGATTTAAGTAACCGAAGTTTTCCTCAATTAACTCAGATGCGTACTTATCGTATTCAGCGCACCAGACTGTGTAAGCCCCAAAGTACGCCTCTACTGCCATGTCTAGCCCACCGTAGCCGGTGCAAAGAGATCCGATTTTCATTTATTTATCCGTACTGTAGAAGCCAGTACCTTTGAATGAGATCCCGAAAGTGCTATAGATCTTGCGCATAGGTTCATGGCAGAACCCGCATTCGATGTCGTGTGGTTCATTTATCTTTAACTCCTTCTCATAGCGAAGGTTGGCTTCGCATAGATCATTCGTACATTCGAACTCATAGATAGGCATTATTGATCCTCACATGACTTGCATTGATCGCTCAAAGTCCACTCGCCACAACCCTTGCAACGCTTGATGTCTGAGTCCTGAACTGTGTCCTGT